TAGGGTCTGCAGAGGGAAGTGGTACTCTTAACACTCCGTCTACATACTCATCTCTTCGTTTACGTCCCATCTGCTCATTAGCAAAAGCTTGAAGAGCTGTTTGGAACTTCTGGGTGTATAATTGCATATCTTGTACGTTTTTCAAGTATGAAAAGGTTTCAGATAATACTCCATACAATAAAACCTCTGGTGCGTTGTTTGAAACAAAAGTTGTGGTAGATGTTGTTCCAGAACCATTACCTAAACGCTCCGGTGTTTCATCATACCACATTTCTACTGTGTAAGCAGTATTAGGAGTAGGAGCCACAATCAATGTTGTTGCATCCCAATTAGCCCAATATTTAGGCTGACCTGTAAAATTTGTATCTGTCGTAGATCTTTCTTTTGCATATTCATCTATAAATGTAGCATCTCTTTGCTCCATCCAAGATATAGTTCCATCAGAACCATGTATTTGCAAACCTCTTGCAAATCTAAAGCCACCCTCTGGCCCTGATACATCTAAAAAACTGTTGTTAGCTTCAAATGTGGATGTTGCGTATCTTCTTTGTGCGTCAGTGTCTATTAGTCTATCAATTTGATTTTCAATGTTTGTAAGAAAAACATTGATAACAGAGTTAGATAAGACATCAGATGTCACTTCTGTATAGTTTCTTACATTATCTAAAAGTTCAGAATAATTCATGATATCACCACTGTCACATTACCAACCACTGATACAAGTGTCAATTTTTGATTCGGAATTTGAGGCAACATACTAGATGACGTTGTTGGTGCAGAACCATCATCTGGTGAGGTTCCTTGCACAGTTGTCATAAAAGCACTGTCTCCAGGATCACCAACAAACACAGTAACTGGCATTGGTTGCCCAAAGGTATTAGTGGTTGCATCATTAGGACCTGGTGGTGAGTTAGCTTTTAAAATTTTATTTGATTCTGGTCTTGGATCTCTAAGTGCTACAGGATCCGCAGGATGATAACCGGGATCTAACTGAGGATGCTTAGGTTCAAAACACGAAGGACAAGTAAATAGTCCATTCCATTCTTGTCTTAATTGTAAATATTTATATCGTTGCCCACATCTATCACAGATAGCTAAGGAACGATTACCATTTGCAAAGGTCATTTTACCCTACATAGAAACTACGAGGCACAATATTTACAGAGGTTGATTGACTGTCTTCAGTCAACGCTCTTTGTAATTCTGCTTCATATCTTCTTTCTAATTCTTGTGATCTTTCTGGTGCAACTTCTTGACCTAGATAATATGCAAGTCCTGATACAGTGCATGGTAAAAATCTAAACGGTGCATCAGGATCATTCGTGTATTCTCCAACATCTTGTATACGACCAACATAAAAATAATTTATCTGTGTATCAGTGGTATCTGGTGTTTGATATAAATTTATTTCTACATTAGATAAATTTCTTCTTACGTAATACTGACTAGGTGTTCCTGTTGAAAACTTATTAGGTATATTTTCATATTCTGATCTTGATATTTTAGTCATGCTTGTGTCAGTAGTTTCGCTACCATCTATTTTTCTAAAAACTAATTCTAAAACATCAGATGCATCACTCGGTGCAGTATATGTAGTTGTGCTTGCAGTTAAATTTTGTGTATGATTTTTTACTTTCCATAAATGTATACCTCGGTTACCCCACTCTGAAAAAAGCAAGTTAAGATTATCTCTTGCTGCTTGTAATTCATATCCAGTTCTTAAAGACTTACCACAACGTGCATACGCTCGTTCAATAATTCTATCAAAACTAAGATTGAAAGTAGTAGTTCCCGAGGTAGCCATTACATACCTCTTCTTGATTTATGTGGGTTTGCAGCTCCGCCGCCACGCATTTTCTGCATCATACCGCCGCCACGTTTCTTAACGACATTTTTCTTTTTCATACCGCCACCGCCACGTTTCTTGACCACGCTCTTTTTTTTAGCTTTGCCGCCTTTTTTCATTCCAACGACATTT